ATCATTGGACCAATTCCAACGAGTGCTGAATCTTCATATTGAGCAATCTCCGGTGATGATGCAGCGATGCTCATCGAGCCAGTTGAATTAGCTACCGCGTACAGAGATTCATAGACGAGACCCGGAACGACACCAAATGGTCCAGCACCAACTGCTGGCGGCGGGCGTTTGTCTTCGAGAGTCTTCTGAAGGCGTCGTTGTTGAGGAGAGTAGCCTTGTGCATCGAGACCTGCGCTTACGATCTGTGGCGCGGTTGGAACAAGTTGATTGAATACTGAAGCAATTTGTTCAACGGTCCAGTTCGGCATTTGATGAACAGACGGCACGATGTCGGGAACTGGCGCTGATTGTTCTATTCGATCATCAAATCCGCGGAACATCAATGGAAGCAGAAGCATGCTCACACCTGATTAGCAAGTTCGTATGATCTCTTGAGCCGTTGCATGTAAACCAGTTCAGACTCTTCATCCATTGCGCCGCCAATGAGTTGACGAGCGGCAGGGATTGAGAGAATAGATTCAGGACTTAGATCGAGAGTCAATGGTGTGACGATTCGATAACAATACAATTTGTCTGAAGCATTCGGTTCGCCTGAGTCGAATCGTTGTGATCGCTCAAGTTGGTGATAGTTCTCATAAGGAATGTTTGTGTTCAGAGAAAAGAACCGATACATGCCGAAGAGAATAGTTTCGAATTCGTACAGTGATCCGAGCATTCCTGGTCCTGTTCCTCCAAGCTGATCGAGGGGAACTTGTGTGACATCCATAGGAACGCTGGTGACGATGTCGAGAACCTGGAGCCCACTGTATGGAGATGCTCCAGCCTTGAACAGATAGATGCCAGGGTCTTGAAGACCAATAGCAGCAGGGAAAAAGGTAAGCGATTCCATAGCGTACCCACTTAGATCGATGACTGTCTCATGAAATACACTTGTACCGCCTGCAAGTTCCCAACCGTTAAGGTTAGTCCATGTAGCACCATCGTACTGAGCATTAAGAGATGGGTGCATAGCGGCCAGTCTTCGTTCTTGCATAGTATCACTTCAAAATTTATTTCTTTTTGGTAAGTCTATGAGCCTCTCGCTGGGCTCGCTTAAATCCGTTCTTTGCCCAAGCTCCAGATTTGAGCTTGTACTTTCCAGCGATCCGCTTGAAGTTTCTGCCGTACCGCTTAGAGTAATCTGAAGCCTTGCGCTTGACTTTCCGTTCCGTTGGGGCAGCCATTTTACTAACCGGCCCAGCAACTTCAGGAGAGACGCCAGCACTTTCAAGCAACTCCTTCAGGAGCCTGCATGTTTCGCATGCCAATCAAATCGCCTCAGTTGTCGGAAGCGGTCGATTGAATTGCAATGGCCATCCAGTCCTTAGTTCCAAGTTTGACAACACGGCAGCGAATGCGTGCAGTGACAAAGAGAGCACCGACGTTAGTAGCCGCACCATCAGGTCCAGCAACCAAGTACATCGAATCATTGACTACCATGAAGGCCTCGCTAAGTGCAGCAGGACCAAAGTTGTCAGGGAATAGATCGGTAGTTTGTGAAGAGATGTTGTTGACTTGGTCAATGTTAAGTCCACCCGATGCGATTAAGGATTGATTATCTCCTCGAACAAATGCAGTGCCAGGGTTCAAATCAGTAAGTTGAACAGAGATAGCTCCATTCGCAGCAATCATGGCGAATGCATCTGACCCGAGATCATTGCCCACTTGGTAGATGAAATCCACAGATTCCACGGCAATCGCTTGCCCGGTTGCTACGTTGACATATGCCCCAAGGTCAATTGAACCCTGAACACGGCTACCGGAAGCGGTAGCAGCGGGGATAGTAATAGTTTCAGTCAGGTAAAAGGATCCAGTTTTCGCGGTCGCCATGATGCTTCCACACATTGACAGTCTATAAAGAGCGAAGATGTTCGCCCCTGCACATCACTTCAATCTTCTTTACCGGTGGCACGCCGTCTAATAGACCCCCACACCACACCACCCCTATGTATAGCCATAGGCTATAGGCATTCCGCCGTTGCGTAAGTACTTATAGTAGGCGTTCTTAGGAGTATCATGGCTGAAGAACCATTACAGACCGATGTTTACCTTACGAAAGAACAAATTGAGTGGGTCAAGTTAGCGATCCACCGTGATATGATCTACCAAGATGAGACAGAACCGATAGATTGGAAGTACAATGTAATGGAGAGATTGGATTATGCACAGCGCAAATTTAAGTTCTGCAAAGAATGCTGGACGCATTGGGTCGGTCGATGGTCCGATGACACCCACACATGCCCACCAAAGGAGGAAGAGTGATGGTGAACCGTACTATTAGCCTTGATGAAGTAACCGATGCGATCCGCAAGCAACTGGTCAAAGACGGTGAGAACTTCTCTCACTGGGTTCGTATGCAGCTGCGAAAGCATCAGCCGGGTGAAAGTGAACCGAAAGTGAAGCCTGCGCCTCCTCGCAACTACATGTGCAAGAATTGTTTCGGCAATCATTGGACTGCCGACTGTCCGACATTGGAGGCTTCTGAATGACCTGGAGCAGGAACCCAAGGTTTTGCAACTGCGGAACGCGTATAAGTTCCAGCGCAAATGTATGTCAATCGATCCCCAGGTGTGGAAGATGTTGTCGCCTGGAGCGAGAAGCCAGGAGGTCAAATCGATGTGCGTGAAATGTGAAGCTTGCGATCAGACTTATTTCTGCAAGCACAATCAACGTCTTACAACTGGTGAAGTCGTTCGATGTGAATACAATTTCCTTTGGGTTCAAAGTTGCATGCTCTGTTCTAAATGATCATTGGACCAATTCCAACGAGTGCTGAATCTTCATATTGAGCAATCTCCGGTGATGATGCAGCGATGCTCATCGAGCCAGTTGAATTAGCTACCGCGTACAGAGATTCATAGACGAGACCCGGAA